CAAGCGCCCGACCGGGCTTCCGTATGCGACCCGCACCCGACCAGGACCAGCACCGCGCACAGGATCAGCGCGCCGGCCAGGACGCCGCCCAGGACGCCGCGCGCCGTGTCGAGGTCATCCCCCATTAGAGCCCGCCAGCGAAGCGCCCCAGGCCCGCGCCTAGCCGGCTTGTCGCGTTGTTCGTCGCGATCTCTCCGAGAATGTCCGCCGCCCCCGGCATCGTCAGATACGCCCGGCCGACCAGCGAGCCGGTGACACCGCGCAGCCCCGCCGCGGCCATGCCCCAGGCCGTCGGGTTGGACATGATCTCGTTTACGATTTGCCGGGTCGCGGTCCCGCTATTGCCGACGATGGGCCGCCCGAGCTGGGACGCCGCGAACCGGACCGCGTTGTAGAAGTTCGACCCATCCCGGCCACGCTCATAGCCGACCGGGTCCGAGCGTTTCAGGATGTTGTGCAGCTTGGGCGCGCTAACGTTGCCCTCCGCGCTGACCGCATCCGTCACCGCTTGTATTGTTTTCCATTGCCGCCGGGCGTCGGCGTATTGGCGCGCGAGCGCGAAGGCCTCATCCCCGGAGCCGCCGGCCGCCTTGCCCGCCTGGGCCATTATCAATTCGTCGATCCCTTCGACCGCGGCCCATGCGGCATCGCGAAGCCCCGCCGTCCCGGGTTGCGATCCTCTCGACAAGGTCTGAATTTCATTGACCAGCTTCGAACGCCAGTTCATAAGCTGCGCGCCGGTCATTAGCTCGCCGTCGGCCGCCATCCGTTCCGCGATGCTTTCGGCCGCCTTCGCGAAGGGCTCAAAGGCGCGCACGCCCGGGACCTTTGCTTCCGCATTGGCCGCGGCCCGGTAGATTTTCGCGACGTCGGCCGGGTCGACTCCGTCGATTTTGGACCCGACGTTTTCGAATACCTTCCCGACCTTGTCGATTGCGGTATTAATTTCGTTCGGCCCGATTTGCTTGACCGCCCCGATTCCCATTGCGTCGCCGGCCAGTTCGGCAATCCTGATACGGTTCGCCGTGTCGATCGCTTCGAACGGGCCCGACGTCAGCGGGTTAGATACCAGCGACGCTTCGATTTTGCGCGCGGCGTCGCTGTTCGCAAGCTGTCCCGGCGTGAGCCGGAGCCCGGCCCGCTGCGCCCCCGTCAGTAGGTCCGCGGTCGCTTCGTCGATGCGGCCGGCGCCCAGGGCTTCCGCAATGGCGGCCGTTTGCCGCTCCGTGCGGCCCGCCTGAATCCGGGAAACCATGTTCCGGGCGCCTTGCGACGCCGCCGGCAGCATTGACCCGACCGCGCTACCGGCCGCGCCCAGGGCGCCCGACGTTGCGGCATCCGTAACCAGGTCCCCCGATTCCGACGATAGCGCGCCCTGCACCGCGCCTAATCCGCCCTGCCCGAGCGCCAAGCTTCCCAGCTTCGCCGCCGTCCCGCCGCGCGCCGCGAGCATCGCGAGCCCAGGCAAGCCGCCGCCTAGCGCCATCGTCGGCAGCATGAGCCCGAATTCGCCCGCAATCGACGCAATGGGAGCATCCCGCCGCAGCCGGGCCGTGATTTGCTGCGCCTCCCGGCGTTCGTTTTCGATGGCCCGCTGCTGCGCTACGTTCCCGGTCACATTCGCCCAAACGTCCCGGGCGTTGCGCCCCATCCGGGTCGCGAGGTCGCCGGCCCCGATCAATGCCGCGTTGATGGGCCCCGTTGTGAGGTCCTGCTGCGGCTCCGCCTGGGCCGGCTGCGCGCGCGGCGCCGCCTGGCCGCCCTCGCCCCCGTCGACCGGGACCCATTGCCCGCCGACGAATTCGACAACCTCGCCCGTTTCCTGATTGACCGCGCGCATTACTTGGGCCCTCCCACGACGGTAAAGCCGGCCGGCGGCGGCGGGACCAACCAGGGCCGCGCCTTGTAATAGCTGTCCCGTTTCTTTTCGAGCTTCGCGAGAACGTCCTCATACGCCGCGCGGTCCGCGGCCGACGCGCGACCGCTCGCGAGCTTCGACGGATTCGCCAGCCGGCTTTCGAATTCTTCGCGCTCGCCCTTGTCGATGACGCCGGAGCCCTCCGCCCGCAGGATGGACGAACGGAGCGCCGCGTATGACGTCGCGAGCTTGCCGGCGTCCGGTCCCCAGCGTTCGAAGCCGGAGCCGCCGGCCCGGTACATCGTGCCATCCTCAAGCGGTTCCGCCGGGCCCCATACGGTGTCCAGGATTCCCCGCGCATTCGCGAGCCCTTGCTCTAGCGCGTCGGCGCCTTCCTGGGCTTCGACGGCCGCCGGGATTCCAGGCATGGGCGCCGCGACCACGCCGCCGGCCCCGTTGTCGATGTAGCGGTATCCCTGGGGAAGCGTCGGCAGTCCGAGAGTCTTTCCGGCGGCCCGCGCCGTCGCTTGGTCAAACGCTTCCTTTTGCTGGGCGAGCTTCAATTGCGCTTGCGAGATTCCCAGGTTTTGCCTTCCCAGCCATTCGGTGAATTGCTGCTGATTTAGATTCAGCCCGAAATTGCGGTCCGACTCGAACGCGCTGCGCCCGAAGTTGCGCTCCCAGTTGTTTTGACCTTGCAGCCGGGCCTGTATTTGTTCCGCGATTTGCCGCTCAAATTGATTCGTTAGGCGGCCTTCCTGCTGCGTAAATTGGTCGCCCTGTTGGATACGCTGAAACGCACCCGGCAACGCTTGCAGGGCCGTCCCGGTCAGACCAGGCGTCGCGCCCAGCTTGCCAAGGAAGGCCAGTTCCGGCGGAACGTTCGCCATTGAGCCGACCAGGCCGGAGCCCGGCTGATAGCCAAGTCCGCCGCTCTCGTCGGGCGGCCCCATCACATTCCCGCCCTGCTGCCCGAACGCTTGCGCGAATTTTTGCGCCAGTTCGGCTTCGCGCGTATCCGCGCGCTTGCCCTCAAGCCAGCGATTGCCGGCCAGGATTCCCAGGCCCAGCGCAAAAAGCGGAAGCATCACCGACCCCCATTCATGATCGAAAGCCCCATCCCTTTTCCGGAGCTAGACCCGCTCGACATTCCGGACGACTGATTGGCGCCGCGGGCGTAGCTGTCGGAGATTTGCGCGCCGCGGCCTAGCACCGTCGGCCCGCCGATCATGCTTGCCGCTTGCGTCAACGGCTGGAACCAGGACCCGGCCATTTGCGGCGTTTGCGCGATTGCTTGGCCCTGCAATTGCCGATCCATGCCATATTGATTGTTCGCCATTTGCGCGACCATATTTTGCAGATCCGCCCCGAATTGCCCCGCGGCCTGTCCTTGCGCTAGGTTGTTCCGCGGGTTGCCAAGGGCGCCGGCCCGGATGCCGGCGTCTTGAAGCTGCGGCAGAACGTTTTGCGTAAAGCCCCGCGTTGCCGCGTCGACCGCTTGATTTAGCGCGCTGTCGAAGTATTGCGATTGGCCCGGATTCAGGGCGCCTTGCCAGGCGTTGACGCCGCTTTGCATCGTGTTCCCGAAATTGCCGCCGGCGTTCGCGACGCCCGCGGAGCCCAGCAAGGATTGAGCGTTCGAATACAGGGCATCAAGCGCCGGGACTTGCCCGCCCCATACGTTTTGCTCCGTCATTCCGGCGGACCGCGACGCCGCGTCCTGCCAGCCCGAGGATTGCGTTTGCGACTGCTGTGAAGATTTCGTCTTGTTGCCGCTAATGCTTCCCATGTTCGCCCCCGTTCACGTTCCAGACCATCACCGCGGCCCGTTGCTCTAGTCCATGCTTCCGTAACGCCCGGACCCATCCCGGCCGCCCCATGAGGCAAACGTGGTCCGCCCCGACGTCGCGCGCTATCGCCTTGATGCGGTCGACAATGTCCGGCAGCCAGCGTTCCATTTCCCGCCCGCCTAGACAAATCACCGCGACATAGCGGAATCCGTCGTTGCGTTCGCCTTTCCCCAGGACGACGGCCGCGACCAGGTCGAGCGTGTCGGCGTCCTGCATAACCAGCAAGGCGAACGGCGGATTTTCACAGGTCAGCCCGGTGTAAACCTCGTCGACGGTGAGTTCATGCTGCACGCTTGACGCTAGCGCCGCCTCAATCCAGGGCGCCAGCTTGCCGTAGACCTGGGGAACCATTGCCGGCGGGACGGCGCAAACATTCGCCGCCCGGATGCGCTCGACCTGGGGCCCGGCATCGTCGGCCAGGTCCGCCCCGTTGATTGCTAGAGCTTCCGCCATGTATTGCCCTCGCGCAAAAATAGACCCGGCGCGCTTGGCAACGATCCGGCGTCGAAGTAGGCCAAAATCCCGTCTTGCAGCTTCGCGACTTCCTCCGATACCGCCGACGGCAGCCGGGTAAAGATAATTGCCGGGACCTCCGGCCGGGTCAGGAAGGCGCCCAGGGCAGCGAATTGCCGGCTCGCCCAGGCGACGACAATGGGGTCCGCGCCGGCCGGCGGCGGCTCCGGCTGCCACAATGCGCCCGGGTCCGTTCGTAGTGTCATTGGCGCCCCTTCGTTTGGTACTCAATCCCGAAGCCCGCGACGGACCAGGCGTTAATCGAATTCGACGCGAAGCGGACCGATAGGAAGCGGCCCACTACGTTTGCGTCGACGGCCGTGTCGGCTCCGACGGTGAACGGATACGCCGGTTCCCATGTGACCGGGTCCGCGGCGTTGACCTGTCCCCCGACTTGCACCGAAATGATCGTCCCGGGCGTTGCATTGAAGCGCGGGAAAAGCCGGTTCACGAGCTTCGCGTAATTCGGATTTCCGACCGGCATAGATAGCCGCTCGCAAAAGCCCTCAATGGGCGCCTCATTGAAAAGCGTGTCGCCGTAGTCCAGGACGATCATTTTATTTTCGTCCGGCACCGCGGCCACCGCGCGCAATTGCCAGCCGCCTTGCGGCGTCGCGTCCCAGGTTTTGAAGTCGGAATCCCAGGTCCCGGCGTCCGTGTCCCATTCGTCGACGACCGTGTCGAATGGAAGATACCCGCTCGCGGCGTGGGTTGTCCCGGGCAAGTCGACCAGCGACCAGGCGTCCCGCGCGTAGTCCCAAACATAGGCGATTGAGCAAGCATCGTCGCGGCCGAGCGCGAGACAAAACCAAACTTCCGACCGGGTTTCCAGCTTAAAGGCGTGACAGACGGTCAACCCTTCCTCGCTCACATTCGCGAAGATCGACTTTTTGACCCGCCTGTCTCCAATGCTTCGCACGCTGATTCCGTCGGTGATGACAATATCGCCGGCCGTGAGGATCGCGTGGCGGCCGTTGACGTCCGCAACGCAATTCGTCGACGCTGCGCCGACTTCCGCGACCCGGCGCGCTTGATGCACGAACGGGCGCCCGGCGTAGTACATGCCCCAAGTTCCGCCGGTCCGGTAGACCATCAATTCTTGGCCCATCGCCCGCATACATTGGACCGGCCCGACCCCGACCGGCAGCGAGAGCGAGCCCGCAAAGTTTGCCGCTGTGGGGGTCCAGGTTGCCGGCAGATTGCCAGGCGCCGCGACGTCCGACCAGGCGACGACGTCGTCGGACCCGACGGAGCCCGCGAACAGGAAATTGCCAAGCGCGGCAATGCACTTCGCGGACTTGCCCGCGAGCCATCCCGGAAGCGGGATGACGGAGCCAGGCGCAAAGCTTCCGGTCCAGGCCCACGGCGGCGCGGCTGGGTCATTGAATACCGCATAGCCCGAGAACGAAACGCCCGTCATTCGTCCGCCCAGGAAGTCGGCCCAGCCGGCCGGCGTAACGTCAACGTGTTGCACGCCGTCCGCGACCGCGACGCCGTCGGCGCCCGCGTACAGCCAGGCGGCGCCGTTCGCGTTATAGACCGGCTGCACGAATTTAGGCACGATCAACGGCGGGTCCAGGAAGGGCGCTTGACCGTTCGCGCGTTCCATCCCGGCGCCGGAAACCCTCATGTTCCGGCAGCTTGTGTAAAGCTCCGGCGGCGCCGAAAAGGGCGGCAAGTCCAGGCAAACGCCGACCGGCGCCAGTTCGATTGCTTCAAAGGGCGAGCGGCCAGCCATTACGAAACCCTCCGGACCCGGACGCGGACGACGTTAAAGTTTCCGTTCGCGCGATTGCATCCGAACATGGCGCCCAGGCGAATGGACCAATAATTCGGGTTCGCCCAATACAAGTACGGCGCATGCATCGCGTAGTAAGTCCCGCCCCCGGGCACGAAGTCGAAGATGTTCTGCGGGTCCTCGAAATACGGCGGGTTGTTGCTGCACAGGTTGCAAGGGCCGGTGTGGACTTGCTGCCAGCCCGGCGCCCATTCGGTAACGCTCCCGACGGTGATGTCCATGTACGCGGAGCCGCCCAGGTTGTCGGTGTAAATCTCGAACCGCAGGACCGCGCCGGCCGGCAGACCATAGATTCCGGAGCGGGAAAAGCCGCCTTCGTCCGTCCATGCGTTAGCGTTCGCCGTCGCCAGACCCGGACAGAGATTGAAGCGGTCCGCGATCAGATTCGACCCGTAGGGCGTATCGGACGGGACGCCGTTGAGGTTTTGATATTGCCAGGTCAGCCGGCCGCAAAGAATCGTTATTGTGTCGGTCGCGAAACGCTCCGCGCCATTGTTGCTGATAACGAAGCCGCCGCCGACAGGCCAATTTCCCGACGGCGCGACCGTTCCGGCCGCCGCGAACCAGTCCGCAATGTCCCGGCCGTCCTGGGCTACGAAGCCCGTGTTATAGGCGATCCGGCTTCCGTTCGCGAGCGGTTGAAAGTAGCCCGCGAGGTCGATTCCGTCTTGATCCCAAAACCCGGTGATTCCCTGCCCCGGTACATAGCCCTGGGCGAACAGGTCGAACAGGTCGACCGGGCCCGCCCCGCCGTATTCGGTGAAATACTGCCCCCGCGCCATCGTTCCCCCTATGGGCTAGGCGTTGCCGTGAACGAATGCGCGCGGGTTGCGGCATACAGCCCGAGCGTGCCTGCGGCGCGATCAAACTTCCACATTTGCCCGCCGGCCCATTCGTTCCACCATAGGCCCACGTTGATCGCGTTCGCGGAGTAAAAGAAATAAGGGCCGCTAATGCCCGAATTCGGGGCGAAGGCCATAACCCGCTCGACCGGGGCCTGGCTCGCGTATTCGCCGGCCGTGAGCATCACGCCGCGGACGGTTCCGGGCGCGTCGATATTGTTTGCGACCGTGACCCGCCCATCGACGCCGACGCTGAATACCGCATAGCTGCCCGCGCTCCCCGTCCGGACCGCGAACACTCCGCCATCGCCGGTCAAATGCGGGACGCCGTCGGCGTTCGGGTCAGCGGTTCCCAGGTTGAGCCATTGCACCGCGGCCACGGCGCCCAAGAGAATCGCGGACGCGAGCGCGTTTAGCTGTTCGTCGGTGAGCGTGACCTGGGCGCCGACGTTCGGAAACGTGTTAAGCAAAACGCGCTTAATCATCCGGATATGGTCGTCCCCTTGCCGCCGGTCGTCATTCCCCGTCGGGTTGCTGTCGACCAGTTCGGGAATAAAGTCTGCGTTTTCGAGTGGCATTTATTGGCTCCGCATCACAAGGCGGCCACCGCTGCCGGCGGCCCGGGTTTCAGAGGTCAACGCCGCGTCCGCAAGCCGGCTCATGTGAGCGAGGGCCGTGTCCGCGTCGTCCCACGATTGCAGGAAGCGGAAGCCCTCCGCGATGGCGGCCCAGGTCAGGACGTCCGGGTAGTCCGTTGTCAGGTAGCTTTCCGAGTCGGGAAGCGAGGTCGCGGCGGGCGCCGGGACATATAGCAGCGTGAGCAATCCGGAGCCGGAGCCGTCGACGATTGACCGGGCCCCGGACGCCGTCGGCGTCGCGATGGTGTAGACCAGGGCCTTCCCGTTCGCGTGCGCGGCCTGTTCCCCGAAGAATTCGCGCGGCGGCATATAGGCAAGTTCGCCCACGTTCGGCGCAATCACCGCAAGCGCGGTCCCGAAGTCGGCCGGCAGCGGCGCCGCCCCGTCGACGATGGTCAGCGTTGCGAATTGCTCCCGGGACGGCGGAAAGAACGAACGCCGGAGCATCGCTTCCGCGAAGTCTACGAATTGGTCCACCTGGGCCGTTGTCCCGGTGTCGGTCCGGTGCAGATAGTCCCGGACGGCTGCCTCAATGTCGCCGCGATTCATTACACCACCGTCCAGTTAAAGAGATTGGAATTCACTACCCGGCCGCGGTTGTCGACCGCTTGAACGTAGCTTCCCGGGAAGCTGCCGGCCGCCGCGGGCGTTCCGCTAATCCTCCCCGTGTTTAGGTCGATTGCGACGCCGGCCGGCGCTCCGCTCAATCCGTACTGGATCGGCCCGACCACAGGCGGCGGGAAGTAGAACCGGGCCGCCGTTTCGATAGGCGTAATCGGCGCCAGGGCCGTTGCGGATTGGTCCGGGATGGCGGGCCCGACGAAGCGCGCCGGAAGCTGCCGGCCTGGGCCGACTCCGCCGGCCGAGTATTCGCCCGGCCGGACCAGGCGCGACGCCGCGGAGCGCGGTTGCCATAGCTTCATTGTCTGCCCCTTCGTTTGTGATGCACGCGGTAAGGCGCGGATTCAGGCGAATCGAGAAACCGAACGGTTGCGCGATACAGCGTCGCCGGGTCCGGCGAGAACAGGTCCGGCCAGCGCGCCGCGAGCCGCGGAATGTGCGTCTTGGGAAACGACAGGGCCCAGCGGCCCAGCCCTTCCGGGTCATCCCGGATGACCCGCTCATTGCGTAGCTTTTCGACCATGCCAAGGACGGCGGCCGGAGCGTGCGACGCGGGCGGCGGGCTCAGCCTATGCGGTTTGATTTTCCACACTCGAAAAAAAACGCCCGGCCTTGTTAGGGCCGGGCGCTCCGGGGCAACGAAGAAAGCTAGGCGGGAGATTAGCGCCGCTTTCCGGCGCCCGTCAAGCGACTACAGCCAGGGCAATGTCGATATCCCCAACCAGCCCGTTTTGGCTCTCGTCGTAGACCTTGAGCCCCCAATCTGCCATCACGATTGCTTCCATGCTCAGGCCCGACTTGCCCATGGGGACGGTTTGGAATCCCGACAGGTACGAAAAGTCGAACGACGACGGGTCCAGGACGAAAACGTCCGCGGAGCCCGCGGCTACCGGTTGCTGCGTCCGGCTGGACACCAGGTCGAGCGCCAGGCCGTGGTCGAAAATGTAGCGGTTCACGGCCGCGACCGCGACACCCGAAGTGTCGACGTCCTTTTGCAGAGCGGCAATCCGCGCGGTCGACGAGTACAGGAATTCGGACATGCGCTCCATGACGTCGGGCACACTCACGATCTTCGAAGGCGAGCCGCCGGCCTTGTAGGCGCCGGAAATCACGCCCCGGAGCGTCGCGATTGAAAGCGCACGCTTCGTTCCCGGCGTGCGCTCGTCGACCAGGCCCGTCGCGGCGTCCCAGCCGCCCAGGACGCCGGTTGCTCCGACGTTCGCATTGGTCGTAATCCAAGCGCCCAGGCCCGCGGTTGTTCCGGGCGTGCCGCCCGACGTCGCGGCCGATCCCTGCACGCTCGCCGCGATTGCTTCGACGTCCCGGCGCAGTTCCTTGAGCCGGTTGACGGATTGTTCCGCATAGTCGCCGCCGAACGTGTCCGCATCGTTCGCGCGCAGCGAAACCGCGAATTCGCGCGTGCTCAATTGCGACCAATTGCCGACGCGCTCGCCCAGGCGTTCGTCACCGCCGGTAAACGCCTTGCCGTCGAGCTTCGCGTTTGTCAGGTCCGGCGCGTCGAGCGTCGTCAAGTTCCAAGAGAAATACGGGTTGCCGTGCCGCGTTGTTCCGCTCATGTTTTGCAGCGGAAGGTCCATCGGTGTGTTGAGAATAAGCTGTTCGGTCACGCTCTCCGAAATCCAGCCGCCGCGCTCTACTGCGCCCAGGCTTTCGCCCGTCACCATTGCCATAGTTCCGTCCCCTTACCCGCGGCGCAGAATGTCGCGAACGCGGGCGTTTTCCTCAAGACGTCGATTCTTTTCGAACGCCCGAGATTGTCCATTGTGCGCGGGCGCTTGACCGGCGCCCGGCTTGACGCCGGTTTCCGGTACGCGCTGCGCGCTCGCTTGTGCCTTTGAAAATCGGTCGTGCAGCGTCGCGGCGTAGTCCAGGAATCGCAAGACGTTAGAGCTTTTCGCTTCCGCGTACACCATTTCGGACGTTATGCCGTAAGGGCGCAGCATGGAATCCCAAAGCTGAAAGCGTTGCGCTTGGTACTGCGGCTTTTCCCAACCGGGAGCCGAAGCGACGAAGTCCGCGAAGGCCGTTTCCCGAATCTGTTTGCGGGCGGCTTCGAAAGATGCTTCCGCCCCAGGCGGGAGCGGCGGCATCGCGTCCCGTAGCTGTTGCAGGGCTTCCATTTCGGCACCCTTTTTAAGCGTCCAGGCGTGGCGGGATTGTTCCACCTCCGCGCGGGCGTCGTCAACCGCGCGCAGCTTGCCAATGGCGGCTTTCAGTTCGCCCAGCTTGACGCCGCCGCCTTCCTCAAGCGGGACCAGGACGTCGTACAGGTCCTTTTTCTTGACGCCGAGCTTATCGGCCAGCGTGTCCCAGGTCATCGGGCCTTCGTCGCCGTCCGGCGCGTCCTGGGCCGCCTTCCTGGGCTCCGGCGCCGGCTGCGCGGGCTCCGGCGCGCGGCCCGCTTCGTCGTCCGCCGGCCTGGGCGCCTTCGCGTCCTGGGGAAGCGGCTTTCCTGTCACCGCGGCCGTTGCAATCTCGACCGCTCGCGCCGTTCCGGAGTCCCGCGTATCGACGGGCTTCCGTTCGGCGTCCTTTAGCTGCGCTGCCCTCGCGCGGATCGCGTCGACTCTATTCGCCGCGCTTGTGTCTTGTCGTTCGTCCATCAATCAGCCCTCGCTTTTGGGTTACTTCGTTTTCCAGGACGCGGAGCAATGCGAGCCCCGCGTGATATTCGCGCAGAATCGACGCGACTGCGTCGGCGTCTGCGCGCGGGTTTTGCGGCGTCGCTAGCATTTTTTCGAAGCAATGCCGGCGCCACCATTCCGGCAAGTCCGGCCATAGCTCCGACTCGACAACGCGGGCCGCCGCGGTGATGAATCCGCGCTCACTAAGCACCTGGGGCCGCCTGTTCCTTTGCTTCCTGGGCTTCGTTCGCTGCGCCGGCCGCCGCCGCCGCGGTCGCGGCCTGGGCTTCGTCGATAGCGATGGTCGATTGCGTTAACTTCGCTTCCTCAATCGCGAGCCGCACGACTTCCTTGATAATGTCGACGAAGGATTGAGAGTCCACCTTATACTTTTCGCCCAGCAAGGTTGCGCGAAGGATGGCGGCTTGTTGCGCGGCGGCTTGTTGCTGCTGCTGGGCCTTCGCCTGGGCCGCTTGCTGCGCTTCCTGGCTCTCCGGGTTGATTAGGTAGCGGTCCGGGTTGCGAAGCTGCATTGCGATAACCAGGTCCGCCGCTGCGTTGTACATTTTCGACTCGTCGACCAGCGTTCCGGCGCCGCCCTGGGCCATCATGGCGGACTGTCCTTGCATGACCTGGGTCAGCGCGGCAACCTTCCGCATCCGTTCCGTATGGGACATTCCGACGCGCACGCTGACGCCGGAACGCGCAATCCATTTCGACGGGTCGACCTGCTGCCATTTGCCTTGGATCTTGACGTCTAGCGGGCCGCTCCAAGACGTCCGGAGTAGGTAATGGCAGATTTGCCAAAGCTGCCGCAGCGCGGTTTCCGCGAACGTGCGCGCGAACAGCGACGCCGTCGCTTCCTTCGTGCTATAGACGCGGTCGAAGCCGGTTGCGGTCGTGCCGCTCGCAATCTGCATTTCGGCCGACTGCATTTCTAGGGCCGTGCCGCCGCGCTCGCTGCGCGCGTTGTCCAGGTAGCCCAGCAAAAGCTGTAGCGAAGGCCCGGCGTCGACCGTCGGGATGGGCGTAATTGCGTTCGGGCCCTTGACGCGGATCATGTCTTGGGTTGCGTCGTTCGCGTCGGCCAGGTTGACCATTGCGTCATCGACGCCCATGCGCGGACGGTTGACCCGGAAAGCGTTTGTCAGCCAGGCGCGCAACGCTCGCGTTTTCTGTTCTTGAATCTCGCCGATACGTTCGAACAGCGACGTCCCGGCGGAGCGATGCGGAAAGATCATGACGGAGCCCTGGGCGTAGCAGACCCGGCCGACGCGCTCCGGCTCTCCGAGTAGCACCTTGCCCTGCCGTGAAAAAAAGCACTTGTACCGCTCCGCCCTGGGCGAATCGACAGAGTCCGCCAGCATCGCGTAGCAGCGCCACACTTCGACCAGGTCCGTCGCCTTTTGCGCGGCCTTGTCGTCCGGGTCGGAGCGCGTCCGCCGGATGTATTGCTCATACGTCGACGGCATATGCGCCGGCAGCCTCGCGACCGTGTCCGGGTCGAAGCCCATTGCGACCAATTCGGCGCGCGACTTAACCAGGCGATCCGCGACGAAGCGCGCCGCGTCCGGGTTGCGTTCGTCTAGGTTGCTCGAAACGATGTTCTCCGGCGCGATGGCGGCCACGGCCAGGCGTTTCTCGCGGTCGATGCGGGTCAGCTTGACCGTTACCCGCTCCGGCTCGCCTTCCTTCGTCGGCTCCGGCGTGACCGCGCCCAGGTCCACAATCTGATTAGGTTGCGTCGGCGCCGCGATTTGCTCAAGTAGCATCGGGTCGACGTTGCGCCACGTTTCCGGCGTGCGCGTTTCCTTGCGATCAATCCAGGCCGTGAGCGTGCCCGAGCGCATCAACAGCGCGTCCTTGACCGCTTCCGTTACAGCGACGAAGGACGGGTCCGACGCGCGGCCCTCTTGGAGCATGGCCCTAATCACTTCGCTTTCCATCGCGGCGGCCGGTTCATCGTCCTCGCTGATAGGCTCGAATTGGATAACGCCGACGTCCTCGAAAGACGGCAGCATTTGAGCCGCGACCGCTTCTATCGCGTCTTGAACGTCCATCGAAACCGCGGCCCGGTCCTTGGACTTATCGTCCGGCGCCGGCTGCGCTCCCGTGAAGTATTCAAGCGCGACCTGTCGGCGCCCGGCGTCCTCGCTTGTTGCCCTCGAAATTGCCGCGCTAAGTTCCGCGTCCAACACGTTGACAATCGTTTCCTTTGCAATCATGTTCGCCCCCTAATCCCTTGCCGCCTCGTTTGCATCGCCTGGGCGACTTCGCCCAGGTCCTTTGACCAATCTGTCCGCGCGTTCGCGTTGCGGGCCACGGCCAGATAGCGCATTGCGTCCGCGTAATGGCTCGCGTAATCGTGTCGCGGCTTGTCGCTGTAGACCTGTCGCGCGTCGTCCCATTCGGCGGAGTAAATTGTCAGCGCGTCCGTCAGGGCTTCGCACTTTTCCTTGTCAAACACACAAGAGCCCAAGAGCGAGCGCGTCGCGTCGATCCCGTCCATGATCGGCAGATTAGGCGCGATTTCGAAGTCAACGCGAAGCTCCCGCAATACCTCAATCCGCGCCTTCCCGCTCCCAAGCTCCCGGACGCGGGCGTCGTGCGGGACGATCATGCGGAAGGCCGGGAAGCTCGCCCGCAAGTCGCGCACGATCTCCGGAAGGCCCTTGTTTGTGTATTCCCGGCAATCGACGATGCGGTAAACGCCCGCCATTTTGTGAAGCTGCGCCACGACCGCGACGAAGGCGTCCCGGACGCCCAGGTCAACCGCGACCGTCGTGTCTAGCGCCGGATCGAACGGTACGAACGTCAGGCGCCCGGCGTTGCGCGCTGCGTTCATTGCTTCCCCGTAAAAGGCGCCCTTGGGAGCGATGTTTAGGTCCGCTTCCCATTCGCGCCGGTATTCGTCCGCGTCCATGTTTGCCCTTGCAATCGCAAGCTCCCGCTCCGGGATGACTCCGGTTTCGCTTGCCTTGAATTGGAACGCGGACCAACCCGGCGTCACCTGGGCCCGCTCAAAGATGCGCTTTAGAAACGTCGGCCCGTTCGGCGTGCCGCCTATCCAGGCCGTGCCCTCATAGTCGGCCGTGGTCGGGTAAATCACTTCCGACCACAGGCGCGGATTCAGCAAGCCGGCTTCGTCTAGGCAAACGTGCGTTGTGTAGATCCCGCGCAACGAGTCGACATTGTCCGAGCCCAGCAATTGCACGCGGCCGCCGTTCGGAAACTCTACAGCGAGGTCCGACTTGTTGACCTTGGCCCCAGGGACATAGCGCGAGAACCGGGCCAGGTAATCGAACGCAACGCGCTTCGTTTGCTTGAACGTCGGCCCGACGTAGTAGACCCGCGGCGCCGGCGCCCGCGTTTGCATGAGCGCGGCCCGAATGCACGATTGCACGAACATGAGGGACTTTCCGGCCCTCCGGTGCGCGACGCACACCACGAAGCGCGAGCGGCAGCGATGCACCGTGAGCTGATGCGGTCGCGGCGTGTACGGGATGACAATTTCTTGGGCGCTCATTCGCTCTCGACCGTGCGCGCGGCGTCGACCGCTTCCTGGCTATCGTCGACGACGGCGCCGTCCGCCCATCGCACGATGAGGGCGCCCGACTGATTCGGCCCCGCGGTCATTCCTTCCGGCAGCACCGCTAGCGCGTTGAGCTTGGGCGCGAAGTAGGGCGCAAGGTCGGCGGCCCGGCTGTGAGCGGTCGCCCAATCGCCCTGCGCCGCCGCATGCATCATCGCTTTCGCCATGACGTCAAGCGGTGAAATCCGGTCGGCAATTAGCCGCGCCCGAAAGTCCCGGAGCGCCCGGCGGGCCGGCGCGTCGCTGAAATGCCGCTCCCGCGCCTTAGCCGGCGCCGCTAGCTTCTGCCCGAACAGGTCGCGCATGAGCGGAACCGGCATCGGCGGCGCCTTCGCATCCTTCGTCGAGTCGTCCATAGTCACAGGGCCGCGGCCCCTCCGTCGTGTACGGGCTCCGGAATGTCGCCGGCCCGTCGAGGTCGCATTGCATAAGGCCCAGGGCTTCGAATTTCGGTTCCTTGGGCGCTTTCAGATGCGAGCAACCAGGGCAACGGCGGACGATGCCGGCCGATTTCGCCGGAGTATCGGGCGGCGGCTCCGAAAAGTCTAGCCCGCGCTGCCCGCTCACCGTTCGAACATCCGGCGGAAGCCGGCCGGGAGCGCGGCTTCTATGGTCGATTCAGGCGACGCGAGAGCTTGCCGGGCGAGCTGGACGGCGTAGTCCGGGAACACTTCGCCCGCGGCTTCCCGCGCGACCAGGACGCGCGCCCATTCGACCGGATGCACCGTCGGCCGGTTCAATAGCTCGCGCATTTCGTCGGCGTAGAAGCGCGCCGTGATTTCGCTGCGGGCGTCGGCCGTTTCAATGCCCTCAAGCTGTGCCTTGAGCGCGTCCGGGACCAGCAGTTCCGCCGGAGAACGGAGCCGGCGCCCGCGCAGCGGCGCATATCGGACGCGAACATCGGCGGCCCAGGCCGGGAACGCTTCCGCCGGGATGCGCTCGCCTTGATGCAGCGCGCAGTCCACAACCGCGACGCGGAACGCTTGCGGGTGGTCGAAAGCTTCCTCCCACAAGTCGAGTTCCGCCCCGCGGGCCGTGATTCCCGACCAGGTCGACCACCAATCGTCCGGAGCGTGCGCGACCGGCGTTTCCTCCGGCGCCATCGCGTCGTATTGCGCGAATTCCGCCGGGATCTCGCCGACGAAATAACCGCGCTTCGCTTCCTTGTCGTACCGCATCCCGGCCGCCCGCATCGCGACGAATGCCGCCTCCGGTACACCCTTCCGCACAAACCGCTTTTCCATTGCCAGATCCTTTCCGGGCCTTCGCCCGCTGTCCAGGTTAATCGCACGCTACCGGCGCCGCGTAGCGGCGCCTTCCTTCCTTACCGCGAAGCGGTCACTTGTAAGAATCCCCGCTTCGCTTTTCCCTCGCGATTTGACAAACCTTCCTTTTTTTTGTATAAGCGGAGCTTTAACGGCGGCTCCGGCCGCCTCCCCCGCTCGCCCCCGGGGGGCGCGCGGGCGGCTCCCCGCCTATCTCCGCTCATTCTGTTTTTACCCCAGGGCGAAGCCCTCTTAAATTCCCCTTGCGGCCCGCGAATTATGCGGGATATTATCCGGGCGCGGGCGACTTGCCCGCTTAATTCCGGAGATTATCCCCCATGCTTTACCTAATCGTCGCGCTTTTGCTGGCCCATGCGCTGATATTCGGCGCCGCCTTCGTCCTCGTCTTTCGGCACTTGATCGACGTCGAAGCGGCCCTGTCGGCCATCATGAACGCTTGTTCCGAAATGAACCGCAAGCTAAAT